GTTCTCAGCTTCTTTCAGCTTGGACAAGTATGCCTTAACGTCAAAGTCCGCTGAATCATAACCCTTGGCTATCTTCACAAGCTCGTTGTGCTTTTGTTGCATCCTAGCCTTCTTACCCAAGGTCTTGCGGGTCTTGTTGTCATCCCCGTTGGCAAGCTCCTCTTCCTTCTTGACTAGCTGAGTCCTAATCTTGTTGAAGTAGCTACCAATCTGCTGTTTCCAGTATCTGCGAGTACCTTGGTCAATCTTACTCAGGGTCTTAGGTTCCTTCTTCATAAGGGCCTTAACGTCATCATCAAATGACTCAAAGATGGCATTCTCGATACTCTTGTGGAGTTTCTCGAAGGGAGACTTTTCTCCCTTCTCTGGCTTGGTTAACATGAAGGAACTAATCCCTTCTGAGTGATAACCCTCTGCCAAGAAATCCCAGCGATTCCGAATGTATCGGTCACCCTTAACAATGTCGGTTGTAAGGGTTGCAAGGTTGGAAGAAAGGGTAAAGGTCTTGTTGTTGATTGCATTCATAATGATTACTCCTTAATGGATTGGTTAAATGTGGAAGGAAAACCCTTTCCACGCCTTAAGATTGACAGGCTTTGTGGTACGCAAGGGATATGGTGTTAGTCGCACGACTAACAGGCGATTTTCTAGGCCGAACTAGGCGACCCCCACCCCCCAACCGGACATTTGGTTCCATCCGCAGCTAGGTATTACTAATCCGCTGGAACGACCACCTCCAAAACTAATCTAATACATAGCATCCGCTATATACAAACACCCCCCGTACCTAAAATAAACGGCCCTCAAAAAATTTTTTGTACTACAAATTTAGGAATTGCTTGACAATCTGCTATTCTTTGCTCAAATACGCCTTAACTAAACACGCGGACGATGCGTCGTTATGCTGGAAATCCATCCTGATTTTGCTATCCCATTCCCTGAGAAGGGTGCCAAACTCTCAGACTTCCGAGAGAAGGTAGAGGCCGCGTGCCGTACCGCAGACCTGCTAGGTCTTGACGACTCTTATGAAGAGTCCGATGTAAAGGAAGCTGCCCCCGCTATTCTCGATGCCATAGATCCCGAAGAGGACAAGGCGAAGCAAGCCTTGAAAGCCACAGAGACTTTTAGGCCGGCGACCTACCATGCAGTCAATGGAATACTTAAGGAGTATTCGGTGCGGGTGGTGGACAACGCGACGCAGATCCGTCTCCTAGTAACCAATAAGCTCCTGCTTGAAGCTGAGAACCCCGACCCGCGTATCCGCATGCGGGCCTTGGAACTATTAGGGAAGATCACCGACGTAGGTCTCTTCACAGAGAAGTCGGAAGTCACGGTCACTCACAGGTCCACCGAAGACCTTATTAATAATGTACGTGCGAAGATCGCAGCGATGCGTGAACCCAAGGACATTACCCCGGTGCCTGAAGCCATTAATAGTACCGCGAAGGAAGTTTCGGAGGAGTTGGGTCTATGACCCTAGACGACGCGGAGCTCGACTATCTCGCACAGAACATGCACATCCTCAGTCCGGAGGAGGCTGCGGAGGTAGAGACACTTCTCGACGAGCTGCATAAGCGCCGGGAAGCCCAAGCGTGCAGGGATGACCTCATAGAATTCTGCAAGAAAATGCAGCCGGACTATATCGTAGGTAAGCACCACAGGATGCTGGCTGACGAGTTGATGGCTATTGCCGAAGGTAAGAAAGACCGAATCTGCGTCAACATGCCGCCTCGGCATGGTAAATCCCAGCTCGTATCTACTTACTACCCGGCTTGGTTCCTAGGTCGGTACCCGTCAAAACAGGTGCTCCTCGTATCGCATACTTCAGATCTAGCTGTGGACTTCGGGCGAAAAGTGAGGAACATCATTGACTCTTCTACCTATAAAACGATATTTCCTACAGTCACGCTTGCTGCTGACAGCAAGTCTGCTGGTCGTTGGAACACTAATAGTGGCGGTATTTTTTATGCAACTGGCGTGGGCTCTGCTCTTGCTGGCCGCGGTGCGGACTTACTCCTTGTTGACGATCCTCATAACGAACAAGACATTCTGAACGGCAACTACGAGATCTTCGATAGAGCCTATGAATGGTTCGCCTACGGTGCCCGTACCCGTCTGATGCCCGGTGGGCGTGTGGCGATTGTGCATACACGCTGGCATCAAGATGACCTGACCGGTCGCTTGGTTAAGGATATGGTGCAGAACGATGGTTCGGATCAGTACGAGATTGTTGAGTTCCCTGCCATATTTAATGAGAACTCGCCGGAAGAAGCTCCCCTATGGCCTGAGTTTTTTGACTTAACGGCGTTAAAACGTACTAAAGCCTCCATGCCTGTGTTCCAGTGGAACGCCCAGTATCAGCAGAACCCGACGGGCGAAGAGGCTGCGATCATTAAAAGGGAGTGGTGGCAGGTCTGGAAGAACGAGAGACCACCCCAGTGCGAGTACGTCATCATGGCATTGGACGCCGCGGCAGAAACAAACAACCGGGCTGACTTCACGTCGATCACGACGTGGGGGGTCTTTATGAATGATGAGACCGAGGCTTACAACATTGTCCTGCTGAATGCGATCAAGAAACGGGTTGAGTTCCCAGAGCTTAAGGATCTGGCGCTTCGCGAGTATCAGGACTATGAGCCGGATGCGTTCATTGTCGAAAAGAAGTCAGCGGGTACTGCCCTGTATCAAGAATTACGTAGGACAGGGATGTCTATTCAAGAATATACCCCCCACCGAGGGTCTGGAGATAAGATGGCTCGTCTTAACTCCGTAGCAGATATTATTCGTTCCGGGTTAGTATGGGTGCCTGAAACCCGTTGGGCTGAGGAAGTCGTTGAGGAATTGGCCGCTTTCCCCTTTGGTTCCCACGATGACCACGTGGATACGACTTCTATGGCTCTAATGCGGTTCAGAAACGGTGGATTTGTACGTCTTCCGACCGACGAGCCGGAGGAGCCCCAGTTTTTTAAGGCGAAAAAACGCGCCTATTACTAATTTTTGAGGTTTTTCCATGGCTATCGATAAAGCTCTCTACGCCGCGCCCGCCGGTATTACGCAAATGGCACAAAATGAGGTGCCGATTGAGATCGAGATTGAAGATCCGGAGTCCGTAACGATTGGAATGGGTGATCTTGAGATCATTTTGTCCCCGGAATCCGAGGAAAGTGACGATTTCAACGCGAATCTTGCGGAAGAAATGGACGAGGGAGACCTCGATGAGCTGGCCGGCGACCTGACGGGTGACTTTGACGACGATATTGGTGCCAGAAAGGACTGGATACAGACGTACGTCGACGGTTTAGAGCTCTTAGGCCTCAAGATTGAGGAAAGATCAGAGCCATGGGAAGGTGCTTGTGGGGTATACCACCCACTTTTGGCCGAAGCCCTTGTAAAGTTCCAAGCTGAGACCATGATGGCGATCTTCCCGGCGCAAGGCCCGGTGAAAACGCTGATTATTGGTAAGGAAACCCCGGATAAGAAGAAGTCCGCAGAGCGGGTTCAGGAAGATATGAACTATCAGCTCACGGAAGAGATGCCGGAGTACCGTCCTGAGACCGAACGACTCCTCTGGGGTCTGGGTCTTTCGGGTAATGCGTTCAAGAAGGTCTACTACGACCCTTCAATGGCGAGACAAGTCGCACTATACGTGCCTGCGGAGGACGTTGTGGTTCCGTATGGGGCCTCAGATCTCCAGTCTTCACCTCGTGTTACGCATGTAATGCGTAAGACCGAGAACGAGCTGCGTAAATTACAGGTTGATGGGTTCTATAGGGACGTGGACTTAGGGGACCCCGTTGGGACACTCGACGAGATCGAGAAGACGATCGCGGAGAAGCTGGGATTCCGGGCGACAATGGACAACCGGTTCAAGGTGCTCGAAATGCAGGTCGACTTGAACCTCAAGGGGTTTGAGCACAAGGACGACGACGGAAACGAGACCGGTATTGCACTGCCTTACATCGTTACAATCGAGCAGGGGACCGGGACTGTTCTGGCTATTCGCAGGAATTGGGAGCCAGATGACGATACTTATCAGAAGCGTCAGCACTTTGTTCATTACGGCTATATCCCCGGATTTGGCTTCTATTACTTCGGTCTGATTCACCTCATCGGTGCGTACGCTAAGAGCGGTACATCAAT